AAACATACATTAGTTCCCCAACTATTAGGTGTTACTCCTGTAGCTACAAACCAAGTATCAATATTATTATTGGGAGCACCCACATTTGTAAAATCATATCCAGCAGCACCTCCTAAATCAAATATTTGATAAGTTCTACCTATTACCAAGTCACCACTATATGTGCTATCAGGATTATCATCACCACTCTGTGTTAATAAAGCAGTATATACTTTATATGTAGGTTCTGGTATTGGTAGTTGTGCTACAAAATCTGAAGCAGTTATTGCTACAGTAGTATACTTATCATCTCTACTTTCAGTTCTAACACCTAATGGTATTAGATCTGTTTTATTAAGAGTCTTAACTATACGTCTTTTACTAGCTATCCAAGATATGAAATTTAGAATATCCATTATGTTTATTAATTAAGTGTATAAAGCTCATAATATACATACAATGCTCCATCCCAGCTATTAACACCTGCTAGTGCAGGACTAGCATTATAAAGATTAAATCCTAAACCTGTAGGTAATGCTCCTGTAGAAAGTAAATAAGGCATTGTATTATCAGTTGCAACTCTTTTATAATATACAGAGTATTGTACATATATATTATCTCTGTTAGCTACTGATAAGTCTAAGTCCAGATTATTAATAAAAAATTCTACTGAAGTTGCAAAAGAAGGAGCAGGAGTTAAAGGATTTGATGTACCCATACCAGTAATATCAATAATACCACGGGGAGTATCTACTACTACAGTATTAGTAGCTGTAATATCTAACTCATAATGTTTAGTATTACCTACATTACCTGACTGCACTGCTGCAGATAAAGGCATAGCATAAGTCTGATACTGATCATCTCTTTTATTAAATCCTACGTTAGCACCTAATGCTACTAGATCTGTCTTAGGATCGTTTGCTGTGGTCTTTACTAGACCTGCTGTTTTCATGTACAGCCAATTTAGAATATCCATGATTATTTATTTTACTTGTTGAACATATTTTTGTTTCTGACTATTATAATTGCTTATAATTTTGCTTACATCTTTACCATACTTTTTTTCTAAGTATTGATTTAAATTATTTTTTACCATGATTTATATTTTTTAATTAAAAAATTCTACTGTTGCAGATTCAGGTACAGCTATTGTAAAGTCAATAATAACGTCTGCTTCAAAAATTGCACCTGCTGTCATTACTAATGTAAACCAATGATCTTCTGGAGCACTGATTGTGTTATCATCTGCTATAAAAGTAGTTAATGTTGAAATTAAATTACCAGCAACGTCTGCTACTAAAACAGTTCTTGCCATTGCAGAAGCTACTGTATCATATACATTTGTATCAGTTGCAAGAATAACAGAGTCTTCTCTAACTCTTAATACATCTGTAGATCCAGTAACAACTCCAATTAATAATGCATAACTAGCAGAACCACTAAGTGATGCTATTCCTTGAACTCTATATTTTTTATATACATCACCATTAGAGTTAGTAATAGTTCCCCCTATTGCAGACATAGTAGCTTGAACAAGTGGTTCTAATGTACCATCAGTGTATACTACTGAAGGATCACCTACTAAATTAGCAAAGTCTTCTACAGTTATTGCACCGGCTAGATAGTCATCATCTCTACGACCATCTTTAAGGCCAACCGGTAAAAGAGTTTTGGCAGGGTCTACTGTTGTTACTTGTCTACCCCCTCTGATCCAAGAGATGAAATTAAGAATATCCATGGTAATTAGTTTTATAAATATACTATAATATACAAAAAAATTTTGATATAAAAAAATCCCCAGCTAAAAAACTGAGGATCTTTCCGTTTGGAGAGTATATAGGTTAAAACATTACACCTGTAAAAAATGCTATGAGTAACATTATTATCAAAGTTATATTAGCATACTTCTTTCCTTCTGGGTCTTCTTCCCAGACATTATGTATCTTATTATACAAAGGTTTGCTCATAGCATTATGTACTAGAAAAAGAAATCCAATAACAAGTACACTGAGTATTAAGACTATTCCTTTAATCATAGTGAGTTAATTCTTTTTTGTAAATATACTAAAGCTTTTTGAAGATCCTCCTTTTCTGTGGATTTATTTTTCTTACCAGCCCGGGCAACATATTTAATTACATTACCCAAGTAGAAGTCTTTATCTAATCCCCAGGCATCTAGCACTTGAAATACTTCATAAGTATTATTAGCACCACCATAGTATTCTGGTCTGGGTCCTTTATCTGGTTCTAAGTTGAGCACTCTATCTGTAACATCAATAAGAGTAGCCCTTATTTTATTATCACTCATAGCTTACCATACTATAACTACATCACCTTCATTAAGAACAAGTTTGATACTTCCATCTATTTCTATGCGCTCCATGTGCTCCATATTTAGAGCCCCTGTTCTTACGTAAACTACATCACCTTCTTTGACATCTTCTACTTTATCTCCTATGGCATAAACTGTAAGTCTACTCCAAAGTTTAGCAGCCTCTTGCATCATTGCTTCTTCATCTTTTGCAGACAGCTCTAAGCCTGACTTTTTTCTTTCAGGTACACTTAATAAAATAGTGCGGCCTCTTAATAACTTAAATGGTTTCATGTTCATTTATTTTTTAGAGTTAATACTTTTACTACTGACATGGATGCATTTAATATCTCACCTAATGCATGGTCAAAAAGTAAGCTCTTTAAAGGCCCTCTTTCTGCCTCATAGTCTTTCTTTAAGATCTCAGCCATTTCAGCTGCTAATAACTTTACTTTAGTTACTGTAGTATCATCTAAGTTATCTGGATCTAATCCCATTAACTGATGTCCAAATGGAATGATCTTGTGCTCAAGTATTTCTGGAGCTTGATCTGGTACACTGTACACTGGTTTGTTTTCACTCATATTGTTGGTTTTTAAAATTTATGCATCATACTTTTGAGACTGACTCTTATCTCTCTTTCTCAAGTCATGTACTGGTAGATCAGGCCGGGTTAATAAATCTAGCTTAATCTTTTCTATTAAACCTATGACAGCAAGATTCTCATAAGCATGTTCACTAATATGAACTTCTATTCCATTTTCTGTTTCCATCATGGACAGAATGACTTTATCTTCTGACATATTTAGTTTTTTAAGTAGTTCATCATACACCATCCTAGCCTCCAAGTTAGACTCTGCTTTTTCTGCAACAAGTAACCATAACTTTTTCTGCTGATCAGTCATCTCATATAACAAACTTAGTTGATGACAAATATATAAATTTTTTTTGTTTAAACTAAAAACCCCGGAAAATTTCCAGGGCTTCTAGCTTATTAATCAATCAAACTTAATATGAACACAGCAAATATAATAAAATTATTCATTATCATAAAACATTCTGTCAGAATCTTCTGTGTTCCATTTTTCATAACCTTCACAATTGTAGTAATCCTTGTTGACTAAATAGTCAGGTCTCTCAGGAAAAGGTTTAGTTACAAAGCTAGGTTCAGACCACTTAATCCGGTTGTTAGGTTGTAGTGCTATCTGACCATTATCAAGTAATATAATATGGTGACTCTTGTGCTCTAGTGCATCTTCAGCCAGAGACAAGTCTGTGTTAAAGTCATTACTACCCCAGTTAATAGTAGCATAGTAGTTTCCTTTATAGAACTTTTTATCTTTCATATAAACTTCCACTGGAGTATCATAAAGATATGACAAGTGTAACAGAGTAAAGTTATAACTGAAACAATTCCATATCTGTAGGTAATGAAACGGCAGATCAGGATCCGGTAGCTTTGGTTCTGTCAATAGGGCATGAGATGGTAGTTTATCTCTAAGTACTCCATTCTCTAACAGTACCTGGAACAATGCAGCTTGTCCCGGCATACACCTAACTGATATTACTACCCCCGGGGTAAACTCTCCTTGACCCTTAGTGTGCTGATACATGTACTCATTCCTAACAAATACTTTCAGTGGAAAAAAATTATGTTCTATATATGCCATGTTTCAAAGATATAAAAAATCCCGGAATAAACATCCGGGACTTCTCCTTAGTCCGCTGACCA